ATGTACACATATCCTGCGCAAAATATGTGCCTGAAGATGCAACGAAGCGAAAAGTTATTCCCCTCATATACCGGACGCTAAGTCACCTCGAATTTTTGTTGTATTTAAAGGGTTTTATGCGGATATTTTTTCTGATATTCTGCAATTTTTTTTGAAATTTTGTAAGAATGCCTCTTTATCCATTTGATACAGTAAATTAAGAAGGTTTCTTGTATAACGAGAATAATCTTTCTTTCTTCCTCTTGTACTTGTATTTAGCGCAATTTCAATTAAACGACTCATAGTTTTAGGATTTTTAATCTTCATCTTACGTAATTCTAATAAAATTTGGTCATATCGTTCTGTGTATGCAACGACTTCATCATCAGACATATTATCTTTACTTAATAATTCAAGTTCTTTTGCATATCCTGTGATTTTTTCCATTTGCCTTGCATTTGCCTTGCCTTTAATATAAATAATGAACTCTTTTACCGGAATAGCATCTGATTGAGAAGCCGGTTTAATTTCATTCATTACGATCTGCAGGCTGTTCATTGGACATATATAATAGGAAGAAATTCTTCCAGAAAGTTTTTCTTTTTGCTGATTTACTAATTCACGCTCAATTTCTTTACCATTTTTCGTATACTGGATTTTCCTTGTAAATCGCATGAATTCTGGAAAATCTCGACGTATCTGTTTCTTATTACCAAGCTCGTCCTCAACTTCTTCGAACTGCTGCATACACGGTAACTTTTTAATTCTCTTGATTTCTTCGATAGCATCAACCTCATATTCACGTTTACATCCATCGATAATAACCTGGGCCAGTACTGATAAAATTACAAAATTATCGTACAATTCTCGTGTTGGCTTAGTCCAATAGTAAGTCATTGCAAGCTGCGCTAAATTGCTAGATTCACCAATCCCAATACGAGATTTAGCAAATTTATTGTCCATACGAGCATATTCTTTTAATGTATTCTGATATGTTAGTCCACTTTCTTTTAATTTGTTTACAATAGTAGGATACTGTTCATATGCAGCTTTAGCACTCTTAACCATTACTTCATTATTAGTAACGAAGAAGAAATCAGAATCAAAATCACATCCATTTGCACGATCCTGAACATCTGTATGAATACAGTTAACAGCCATAATATTGTCACTAAATACAAAATATCGCTGCATTTCGTCGCTGTACATATTATGTAAGTAACAAATATTATTTGGGCTATTATGTGGATTTCTGATCCCACACAGATATTCACCATCCTGAAAACGTTTGGTATAACATTGAATTGTTCCTGATTCAATATTAAGAGTAGGATCTGATTCCGGATCCATTCCTACGGATTTGAGTAGAAGAGCATATGGATTTCCAAATATTGTAAGATTATCTCCATCAATTGTAATTTTTCCGGTTCTAAGCCTTGTCACATATTGATTGATAATTTTACGTTTCTCTAATCGGAACCATGTACTATTTCCAAAATCCTCATTCCAATCATACAAATCTGCCAACATTTCATAATGATTAATTATCGTAGCATTCTTCCTGAGATATTGAACGTAAAGATTATTATCATCTTTCATACCTTCTACATAATCTACGCTGGTTCTTGCCAGTTTCCGAACATCATCGGTAGAGCATGGAGACGGAATATCTATATTATAAGAAGGAAGAGTATTGACCATTTGATAGCTCATCTGCTGTACACTGCCTAATTTACTTGGATGATCAGTTTTTACTATCCCCCAGTAAGAGCCAGTCTCATTTACATGATCACACCAATACTGATAAGCTTCTGCAGGTGTATTACCCATCAGATTCATGAATTTCTTCCATTTAATAGCATTATCAGTTGTAATCATGCGAATATCTTTGAGCTTATGCCAAACTCCGAACATGTCCTGTACTGCATAAGTTTCATAGTCATGTCCAGTTTTTTCACACCAATCCTTAAAAAATAACTGAATATGAGTACGAATTCCACATGCCTTAAAGAAATGCTGCCTTAAAAGAGCCATTCCGTTAACCCATTCTGGTAAAATATCAGACTCAATCAGCATTTCACCATCCCAGAGAGTATTTTTAACCTCTGTTTCTTCATCATGCACAACACATTTCTTTTTGGTGACATTAACACGCTTATACCTTTTGGTATATTTTGGTGTTACTCCATCTTTTAAGAATTTACCTTCACGAATAGCCCTTTGCTTTGCGATTTCTGTAGCAGTTTCATCCAGAACTTTCTCCTGAACTACATAATCCTCAGCTTTCACGATCTTGGCTATTGTCTTGTAGAAACTATCCGTATCTTTAATGATAAGAATGGCTTCTACAGGACAATAGAACTTTCCGACTATCGTGCTGGTTGTGAGAGGAGCGTAAGCCGACATTTCAACTATCTTAGCATTATCCATTGGCATTTTTTCGCCAAGCCCCATCGTCAACCAATTATATGCCTTTTTATATAATTTTGAATTGATAAACATTACTTGTCCAATTTTTGCCTTGGAAGAGTTTCGGTATAGCATTCTGTAATTGATAATTTGTTTATTATCTTCATTTTTCTTAGCAAATGGGTTTGTATACTCAACATTTACACCGTTTTCATAAAATATTTCCCGGATTTCATCTTTAGAACATTTCATATAATTGTCTTTATTATCAATCACATTTTGAAATATAGCTCGAATACGTGCTTTTGATTCCTCAGATAAAGATTTATCATGTTCAAATGGTCCAAACTGCTTTAACAAATGATCCATTTCCTCTTCATAACTACGACTTCCAAAGTCAAAATCAAGACAAATAATATCTCGTGTACTGGTATCATTCCAAACATTAAGTCCATTCTGTATAATATAATCACTGAATAGACTATTACTAAACATTGCTTCAGTATAATCGTACCGGTTCCTGACTCCCTGGTTATATCCAAAGAGTGTCCCGGCTTTTATATTTTTTATTTTTAATCCAAATTCAGACAAATAGTATACCTCCTTTAAATAGCAGTAAGGTTAAGATTCCGCATATTATCAGATCTACATGTGAGTTCTCCAGACGGGCTATATGTACGTGCGTTTGTAATCACGCCAATTCTTGAATCTACACCTATAACAGTAGGATATGCTTTCTTATGTTTGTTTTTCCTATGAATTTTGTTATATTGTATTCTCAGTTCGTCGTATTCTTGCTGTAGTTGCACCTTCATCATATAATTTTTGCAATTTGATATAGCTTTCTTTATATTTGAAATCTGATGTTTTAGCCAGGTTTCATCTTCATTCATTACTTTCTTATACTGCTTGTTATATCGTTCCGTATAATAATTCCTTAGAGCAGGAGAGAATAGTTGCATAAGATCTGCCCATTTTACCAGTTCAATTTCTTCAATACTTGCAGACTTAGCAAAATCTATAATATCCTTAACAAACTCTAAAGTAAGTATAAAAGTTTCATATTTCAATGTGCTTCTGAACATACGAAATTCTATAGTATCTTTATGTTGTAAATTCAATGCAGCACGTTTACCGTGATCTTTATACTTTCCATATAACTCAACGAGCGAATCTTCTTCTTTTTTACTACCGACAAATTCACTGTATTTATTATCACGCCTTGCAATGACACAAATTTCATCATTGAATTTTTCAAGAATATAAAGAATCTTAGATATGACTAACTCTTGAGATATTCTTGATTTCCCTAAATAGCTACGATTCGCATGAATATGTAGGCCTGCAGTTTTACAATCATGTCCTTTATATCCTTCTTTATCAAGATGTTCGAACATTTCACGATAATTCATTCTGTTCTTATGAAATTCTAAACTACATGGCATAGTGTCAAATTCGATCTGTACAGTGCTATCATGTGTACTGTAAATAAGATCTTCTGCATCGCTATCAGATCCATTCATAATTTGAATACATTTTTTTACTGTGGAATTTTTATAATTTTTATCATTATCATATGAGATATTATTATTTCCACCTACTTCAATTTCTGCACCGAGCAGGAGAGTAGTATCTTCTGATTCTCCAGGCATAAAATGTTTTATGTATTTAGGAATATAATTAAATTGATGAATATAAGTTTTTGAGGGATTCAAAGCACTATCAAGAAATTCACTATCATTAAATGTGATAGGATTACGACTTCTGTAGAAACTTCTATAGAATGGAATGCTATCACCATTTTCGGTGCTTATTAAATTATTTTCTCTAGCAATTTCATCCGCAGTTAAATAAGTAGATGTTACTTCAGACCTACGACCTCTTTGCGTGGTGGATGGTACAAAACTTTGGTGCAAATACACAACATCAATTATGAACCCATTACGGTTGTATACATGTGCTTGATTACAAGTAGTATCGTAGAAGATTCTGTCATGAAGATAACTGCCGTTTATAATTTGTCCCTCTAATACATGATTAAGTAATTCAAGATTATTCCGGTCATATCCATCTCTATCAATATTTTCAAAATCTGTTATTATTTGGTGTATATGTGAATCTGTAACAAATCCATAATAGATATTGCTATGTAATTTTAATGCATCATTAATAATCTCAGCGTAATTATAAGGAAGATAATATCTATTCAATTCCTGATCAATAATATAACAGGCATCACCGGTATGTCCTAAATGAGTACAGGTAATTATTTTTCCGTTTACTGAATGTGGGTAATGCAAATTTAAATTAAATGATTGACCTTCAGTACTAAATCTTATAATTGGTAAATAAATCATATTTTTAATAGGTAAGAGTACCTGCCGGTGCTCTTACCGTTCCCTCCTTATCTTAAAGTACACGTTTCCAATATTCTTCGTCTTCATATTCATCATCAGTCATACGTAATAAATGCATTTCCTGCATAAGTTGTGTAAAATCAGATTCGAAAAGTTTTACTGCTAGGTCATATAATTCATCAAGCATATTAAGTACTTTTTCAATAAAATCAAGAATAGAATAGCATTTTCTATGTCCTGGTTCTGCATTGTAATTTTTCATGCGGATCTTAACATTTTTATGATAAATCTCATCAAATCTTGCGTATAAGTAAGACCATCGACTTTGGGCCAGCTCTGGAGATCTTCGTCTCATTACTCTGTTCAGCATCATACGTTTTGTTGGAGCCGGTACATTTCTGGAGATAGCATTAATAATGTCCTGTTTCTCATCTACAGCCTGTGTCAGGAGTCCACAGCGACCATTCAGAACAGCAATTTCCTTATCCCTCTCTTCAATAATCTTCTGAGCAGCAATTAATCCACGAGCCACGATCTCTGCCGGAGTCATATTTTCCTGATTACGGATATAAGCGCCGTTCTTACGAATAGAGGGGAGTACTTCTGAAGTAACCCAATGCTTGAACTCTTTTGCTGATGGGAGCTTGCTGCTGAGGATGAGAGAGTAGAGGCCGGATTCGTTGATAATAGTTTTACTTGAAAAATCATGACCAACCCATAATCCAGAGCTTTTCCCATTTTGGGAAAAGCCTTTAAAATCAAGAACTTTTTTATCATCTTCATGTACATGAGCAGCAACAGCTTTGTTTATATTACAGTACCCTAACGCAGTAGCTACATCCTTACCAACGAACCAAGGTTCTCCATCAATCTCAATAGTTCTCAGCTCACCAAACTCTGGATGAACCAGATTCTTGAAAACTGTTACCTCTGGGGCAGCAGTGGTGGTAGTAGAAGAAGATGAAGAGGAAGATGTAGAAGAATTGTTTTTGTTCTGCATGTAATCAAACATTGAAATCTGCTTATCATCCACCGGAGTATTCATCCCTGGGATAGGATCCATTCCAAGTGCTGTTCTCATTGTTGGGTCTGTAAGAACTTCTTCTGGTACATCTTCAAATTTGGATGCTGGTTTTGTGTTGGTTGTGTAAGTGTTCATTATATTATTCTCCTTTATTGTTTAATTAAACTATTTATTGTTATGCTTTTTAGGTGGTACGCATACTGTATAAATCAGTATAGATCCTAAAGATATTTCTGCAATTACTAATACTATAATAAGTAGTTTTAAAAACATCAGTAATCCTGGGGTTGCGATAATAACCATTTATTTTTCCTTTATTGTGAAATATTACAAACTGAAATTTCTTTTTCTCCTATAATATGAAGGAACTTCGGTTCATTATGTGTTTCCTTCAGCCAGGTTTTAATAACCCCCGTCAAACGTTCTGATAAATCATTAAGCTGGTCAGTAGTATAAGCTGTCCTGCTATCTAACCAATCATCTACAAGATCACCGACGTTTGCCTCTGCTTCATCCCAGACAACTTCAAGAACCCTTTCTACATCAACAGAAATTTCATATGGTTCTAGTTCCTGAATTGTAATTGATTTGATTTTTACATTTTCTTCTGCAAAGTAGTCTTGAGCATCTGCAATGCATTCTTCTATGGAGTCAAATGCTGTAGCAGAAGTATAATCACTGTCATGTTCTAGCTGCCAAGCATATTTTTTATCTTTGTTCTGCATAATTTAATTATTTCCGTCCTTTCGAGAAGTAGTGTTGTTTGAATCATCCGGATACAGATATCTTTCTATATAATCGCGACCTTCACCTGTGAATCGTGGAATATCAAAGTCATAAGACCATGTATCTGTTGTAATTTGTTTACCATTTAATAGGAAGGAACTATGAGCAGATCTAATGATACAGGTTCCACGCTGTTTGTAAATTTCAAGTTTATTCCAGTCAATATCTTTCTGCTGAATAAGCATTTCTATGATTTCTTGATTACATTTACCATTTAGCTCGGTCTGAGAGAAATATGCTTGACCAACCATTTGAATAGAATTACGAATTGCGTCCTGTTGTCTCCAGTTAAAGTAGTTTGTGACTTCTTCTCGTGGGAGATTGAATGCACATGCAGCAAATTCTGCTCCTTTGAGTAATGCACGAAGATATCTATGGTTTGGAGAATGATATTTTCTGCCGATTGTTTTTACTAATTCTTTAAATTTTTGATTGAAATAATTAGTGGCCATAGATGCTGCTATGGAAGCAAGTTTCTGGACCCGGTTATCAAACCATGGTGATGTTTCAAGTTTCTCATAATCAATAAGAAGAAGATTGATTTCATCTGATTGAGTATAAGCCAGAACACAGCCCTGGATATTTCTACAGAGGTATTCTGCAGTATAGCGCATGGCAGCCATAAGTACCGGGTCAAATGGTTTTTCGAACCCCCTGGTAAAGGTATGAAATGCACGACCGTCGATCTGAATAATCACTGGGGTGCGCGAGATTAGGCGAGTATCTGTAATTGATTTGTAACGTCTCATTCTGAGATCGTATTCTGTTTGATGTGACATTTTGTGTTGTTTTCCTCCTTGATTTTGCGTTTTATAGGTTGCTAGTTTGCTATTGAATGATTAAACAAGTTGAGAGTTGTAAAACTTCATTGAACAAAAAAGAGTTAATCTAACTTGTTTTGATAATGAGATAATAGCATGAGAGGATGAATTTGTCAAGAAAATAAATTAAATTAACTTTTATATGTAAGAATGGTAAATACGAAAATGAACGGTAGTAGGTGAACGGTAGGAGATTTTATATAAGATGCGCATTTGGATTAAATAAGAAGTAATGAAGCGTCATATTTTTTCGAATGTCATTTCGAATGTTGATTTTGAAGTCAGTGAATAAGTAAACCCCGTATGCCGGAGACCGAATTTTAGCGGTCTTTCGACGGTTAAAACTACCCCTAGGTAAACATGAAAACAACTATGGTTTTTTTCACCTTTAAAGCCTGTATTTATGCGGGTTTTCGGGTTCACTTGCATTAAAAGATCAAACATGTAAATTACATGGTGTCAACAGAAAACAGCATACAGCACAGAGAACAAGGAAGTTACCCTTTAAAAATCTGAAATACGCTCACGGGCGTCTGATGCACTAGGATTCTGCACTCACGGGTGGAGACCAACATTCTGTCGATGCACTAGACAACTATTTTTTCAAGGGTGGTACGCCCATTTTTAAAAAGGAGTGAAACGCTACCAGTGTACCCCCACAACTAGACTGGCATTTTCTAGGGACAAGTCCGTCCAAAACAATGCAAACGCCTAAAAATCGAGCGCACGGGATGTGGGGCACCCACTAGCACCGCGTGTGAGTAGACGCAAAATGTGCCCGTCAGGCTACGTCTGGGTACAAAAATTGAATAGGCTCTTTAGGGGCAAAAAATCCCTACCAACAGTAGGTACGGCTGTGAAGTCGGACAGTGCTAGGATTCTATCTAAACACTGGGCGTAGGCTCTTACAATACGTGATAGTATTGGGAGACTGGAAGAATGCACAAGGGCAGAGTTGAGACACTCCCCACGCTTAAAATCGGAAACTCTATTCAAGGATAAAGCTAACACTTTATTCTGGTGGGGTAGTGAGGGTAATGGAGTATCCGAAATCAGTAGCAGTTAGGGGCTATGACTATAGTTATCTGGTTCGAATCCAGATACTGCTATTGCAAGTATGGTAATAATCACATTGCTATAATCTTGCACTAAAATATTAAAATCCCACAGGGTAGAAAGAGGTAGTTATTATGACAAATAAGAGAGTTGATTTATTTAAGGCTAGCAAAGCTATGAGTGAGCGTGTATCTGATTACATGAACAAAAAGGTTTGGGGTATCGTACTTAAAACTAGATACCAGCTTGAACTTGCTAAAGCTGAAAAACGTCAGGAGTTCTGGACATTTGAAAACAACCGCTCAAAAGAAGAAACTGGAGAAAACAAGTACGCTCAGGAAATCGAAAATACCAAGGCTGAAATTGCTGAACTTCAGGCTAAATACGAAGACCAGAGACAGAAAGAAGCTACATTTGCCTACATTGACGCTGACAAAACATTCTACAAAATTTACGAAAAAGCTGAGGATAAAGAGGGTGTATTAAAAGCTATTCGCCAGTGGTTCGCTCCGTACAAATTAGTGGATATTGAGTGTAGTACGCTTGAAGAATCTATCTATGACGCAATTACAGGAGATAGACGCGCATCTGCTAGAACTATCATCAATTCTGGAGCCACGAAATTCACTCAGAAACGTAGCAAAAATGATGTACTTGGTCTGTTCTATGGCAGATTATCCGAACTTATGCTTGAAGCAGGCACTCTGAAACCATCTGAAATCCCAGAGGATGTACGTGACCAGTTTGCTCCAAAGAAAAAAGCTAAAAAATCAAAATAAATAAAATTATGCAGAGTGGTGGTTGTCACGATAGTGACAGCCATTAATGCACTACCATTAGGTACTGGTCACAAGTCCAGGGGTTGTGTAAATTGAGAAAGAAGGAATATACTATGGCTAAAAATAGAACCATGGCAATCAAACATGCTAAAGCCAGAAAAATGGCAGGAGCAGAAGCACGTAACAAAGAATATGACAGATGTGAAGCTACACGCTTTTATCAGGCACCAAAACAGTTAGGTATGGACTTTTTGACTATACAACGTGAATATACTCAACTGTGTAAAAGTGTGGCGTCCACACATTAAATTTGCTATAATACTCAGTATAGGAGGACTATGCCATGAGTAATATACGATATGACCGATATAAACAAACATATATCGACATAGACACAGGAGAAAAATTCCCAGTTATATGGGTTGAACAACTGATTGAAGACTGGGATATTACCCGGTGTAAAATGCAGTATAACTTTTGGAAATACTGTTTCACTAGGAGATATGCTTATCTTGAATATTCCAATAAACAACATCCAGTTCAGCCCGCATTTCATGGCGCGATATTAATTTGCAAAGATACTCAAGCGCCATATCTATCAAGTGATCTTACAGATGATGATAAATTTTATGAGAGCGATAGACTGCTTGACGATAATATTAACGTATTAGATATACTGTTAGACTATCATATTATCAGTGAAGATTGGGATTATAAAAAATATGGTTTACCAGATGGTTCTAAGTGTACTTATGCTGAACAACTAATCAATAAAATACGTCAAAATGAGCAATACGAACCTGTTATTATTGATGATAATAGTCCTTATATACACACACTTTATAAGCTGTAGCAGACACAATTAAGTGCCTGCTATTTTTATGTTTGAAATGAGGTGATGTTGTGGGAGATGTATGTTATACAATGCATGAACTTTTGACTACGAAATTATATGAATTGCCAAACAGAATTTATAACGGAATCCTATCGGATTTGGAAAGGCAATTTGGAGTAATAACTCCAAAAATGAAATCAACTTTTGACAATGCAAATCTTTTTCAACTTGATCAATATATAAATATATACAAATATATACTGATTATTTAATTATAGTCTTTAGAGAGGACGTAAGGGAAAACCTTGCGTCTTTTGTAATGCCTATAATTATCAAAGGCAAATATTTATTAAGAAGGAGAAACAACATGACAAACTACGAGAAGGCTCAGATTCTGCTTGCCCAAGGCAAAGCAGAAAAATATAATGCTTTCAAAAACGCAGAAATTATCTATTTCCTGTGTACAGATGCTAAAAATGGGCGCGAATTATGTGCTTATGCATATCCAAATAAAAAATATTTGGATATAGCAGATGGCAGCACATTAGTCTGGCTCGGAGAGATTTCCGATGATTTAACACAAGTTGTTGGTTCTCGACACAATAAACTTGCGTTGGTAACAGGGAAATAAATTAAATTAGCTGTCCTATCGGCATATACGGGGAGAATGGAGAATAAAATCATGAAGAAAAAATTATTCACAGCAATTATTACAGTAGCAACACTCGCCGTTTCCTGCCAGTCAGTTCCTGCAAGCGAAACGGAAATATTTACTGATGGATCCGAACTTGTTTCAATTGAAGCAACAGAAACCGGTGCACTCTATACATTTACAGATGGAACCGGATATTATCAGGAAGAGAGCGAAGATGAAATTCCGCAGCTCTCAAATGTAAATGGTCTATATCCATTAACCGGAATTGTTACGGAAATCGAATACGATATAGAACCGGAAGTGGATCTCGTTACCATAACAACCGCAAACGGAAATCAATTCTCTTGGTACACTGACAGTTCAGACTGTTGGGAACTATATGACCTTGCCTCATGTATCATGGATAGCAAGGGAACTGAAATTGTATATGATGACGAGGTGCTGCTGGCGCATTATGCCGGTGTGCTGGAACATCTCGAACAGTATAAAAATTAAATTAAACAGAAAGGAAATAAAAATGACTAGAGCAGAATACAACAAAAGAGCAATAGCTCATAAAAAGAAATCAATCATCATCAAAGGCAGCTTAGGAATAGCTGCTTTTTTAATGTTTGCAAGTATCATCGGACATATTGATTCCGGTGCATATGCCGGAATCCATTCCGTCAAGGGAACCGTGTCTGCGTCCGGGAATTATATTCTTGATGAAAACGGTCATACTTACGATGTATCCGGATTCCAAAGCGGATCCGAAGTAACAGTAAAACTTAATAAACAGGGAAATATCCTGTCTGTTGTAAGTAAATAAGAATAAGGAGACAGCCATGAAGAAAATCGAAAGAGAAGCAGAATACATCGCTTCAAGAGAATCAGACAAAGAAGCCCGTTATTATTTCGGACAGATTAAAGATATTCTGAACCTCATCAAGGCAAAACAGTTGCCGGACGGAAGATTCTCTGATGATGAGGTATGTCTGTTTGAAGAAATCTGTCGCACATTCAATATCAGCATGGCAGAACAGACTGTTGAAATTAAACAGAAAGCTATCAATTCGGACCAGGAAGGGATAGCAATTGTATCTATATCATGGTTCGATGGAGAGCCTTCTGCAGTAAAATCATTCGTAGAATCATTAAATAATAACTGGACATATGTTCCGGTATGTCTTGTAGGTACACTTGTAGCTAGAAATTTTGTCACATATGCAAGAAAGGTGAGGTGAGTTATATGATGTATGCAATGGAAACTTATCTCGATGACGATAAACTTCCGGTTATTGAGAAAACAAAAATATGCGAAGAGAAAGTAACACTCAATAATCCGGAACTAATATTTAATTTTTTAAATAAATATCTTCGACTAGGGAAACGAACCGAAGAATATGTATACCTGATGTGTTTTGACACAAAGTCACACCCATTAGGCTTATTTGAAATTAGCCATGGAACTGTGAATTCGGCAGTATTATCCCCAAGGGAAATATACATGAAGGCTTTACTATGTGGCGCTGCCAATATAATCATGGTTCATAATCATCCCAGCGGAGACGTTTCCCCGTCTCAAGTAGACATGAACGCTATGGAAAGAATTAAATCCGTAGGAGAATTGTTATCACTTCCTTTAATGGATTTTATTATATGCGGAGACATCAGCTACTTTTCCGCTAAAAAGCAATCACTTATTTAGAAACGAGGTAAATCATATGGAACACAGATACAAACTCCGGATTTATTACAAATCCGGCCAACAACAAGGGAACTTGAAAAAAGAAGAGTTCTTTGATTCTCTTGATGCAATGCAACAGAGATACAGAGAATTGTTCAAACCAATGGATTATGCTCTGAATCCAACAACATGGAAAAAGATAAACGGAGAATGGCTGAGGATATTCACATCAGCCGCATAAGAAGGGAGATAAATGAGAATGACGCCAACAGAACAGAAAAAACTTGAAGCACTCAACTCTGATATCAGAGGCATGGTTCAGGCTGCCAAAGACTTCAAGGCAAAAAGAAAAGCTGCTGTCGAAACAGGCGACTATGCAACAGCAGAGCAGATGTGGAGCAATGAAAAAGCAATGTCTAAGAATCTGGCAGCGGCAAACTACCAGAAAATCAGATTGTACTATGCCAAGGCAGATGCTATCTATGAAGATAAAATCATCGCGATCTGCAGCCTACCTGGTCTTATAGGTATGAAAGAAGCAAATCTCATTGAATGTTGTGCAAACATCAATGGAAGAAAGCTCTATGCAATTTAGAAGGGAGATGAATATTATGAGAACCGGAACCGGTGGTTTTATTACAATGAATAACATGCCCTTATACGGAGCTGCTGATTCAAGAAGAAAGCCTAAATTTTCTGAGCCTGAAACAAATTTCAGGTGGGATGAAGAAATCCGTAATCTGATGGAAGACTTCAGATTTCCAGAAGAGATAATTGATAAAGTCATTCGGACAACAGAAACCGAATGTAAAAACCAGACATCAAGGCAGAAGTACGATCATGCCTGGAGAAAATTCTGGACATTGATTTGATAAATAAAAATTAAATTAAACAAAACAAAGAGAAAGAGGTAGAGAACAATGATGAACTATAACGAAATTGAAAGAACACTTACAGGAGCAACAGAAGGCAAAGTAATTACTAAATTGTTTAAGGATCAGACAGCATACAACACAGTAATGAGCAATTGTCAGAGAATTGGTGGAAAAAGATTCTGCTGTATTCCATTGGAGCTTCTGGAAATCGATGAAGATTACCAGAGAGTGTACTGTATTAATATGGAAAAAGTATACTCTCTGGTACGCAAATGGAATTTCAATAAATGTGAGCCGGTATTGGTATCACCACATCCAGAAACTGCAACATTTGCAGTGATTGATGGGTCACATCGTATGCTGGCTGCCGGAATCAGGAAAGAAAAATATCTTCTTGCAGTGCTTACTGAAGGATTGTCAGAAGATCCTGCCGAAAGGAAAATTGAAGAGGCAGAATTATTCTCAGAACAGGGAGCAGATGTTGATCATCTGAGTCCTTCCCATAAGCACAGAGCTTATGTAACTAGAGGGGTTAAGAAATACTGTGTATTGGATAACTGTATTAAAGGAAGGAGATTATTATTAAATATTCATGAATTAAAAAATCTTTCAAAGGAAAAGCAGGATGCCTTAAAAGCAGCTGATTATAGAGTATTAAGTGGATATTCAGCAGCATTGCAGGCTGCATCACTTGTTAATGGAGAAGAAATTCTTAATAATGTATTTAATATCATTGAAGATGCAGGTTGGCATACATCTACTAATGGATATGGAGCCAATGTTATCTGGCCGATTAAAAGTGTTTTAAACCTGCATGACAATGATCCACAGGTTGTCAAGGCAATTGTATCTTTATTCCGTCCAATTGAACCAGATACATTCTTTGCCAAAGCACATGCAAAATATCCTGGTCGCAAAGAAAAAGAACGTCTCACTATGTATCTGGAAGAAGAGGTTGCCAAGAGGTTAGGAATCCAGCCATTATATACCGGTGGTGACTTAAGAAAAGTTACTTCTGCAATTAATAGTCACCGCCGGTATGGTGCGACCGGAACAGAAAATTAAATAATTTAATTAAACAGATAGCACTTGCAATAATATATTGCAGGTGCTATAATCTGTTAAAAACAAACAAATGTTCGATATTATAATTCAGCTTCGGCATATGCGGCGTGAAATTTAGAGCCGCTCTCCTTCTAAATCGTAGCTGAATTATGCTATTGAGCATAAGAATAGGAGAGAAAGCAAATGAATAAAGCAGAAGCAAAAGCAAGTACAGTAACAATCCCAATGAAGGGAAGATATTTTCTTCATAAGAATGGAAGTATCATCCCAGTAACCGACTTAATTAATTCCATCTATCTCATGACAGGAGATGAGAAGATTAATGAATGGGATCCGGATCTTGAGTTCTATATTCGTACATTCTTTGGAAATATCATAAGAGAAATGTCTCCGACAGAAATCACAGTCAAGAACTTTCTGAAGCATGAGGAGAAAGTAAAGGCGATTAAATTATACTATCACATGCACAAATGTACATTGGTAGAAGCCAGAGATTATGTGGAACAGCTTAAAACACAGATGAAAGAGAGAGGAGAACTGTAATGACAAAGATTAAAGAAGCAGTAAACAATAATAAAAATTACGAAAAATTTCATATGGAAACAATCGTTGCACACAATGGAGTTCTGGTTGATATCGTAGTATCTGCATCATACGAAGAAACCGAATTTGACAAAATCATGGCCGACTGCAAACGCCAGGAAGAAGAACGTGAGCGTGAGCGTCGTAGGACCGAAAAAATTAAATTAATCAACCTGTTCACAGGAAGAAGAGAAAAGAGGGAAATCGCATGATCACAAGTAATAAAATGCCGGAGTTGGCAGCTACAGATATTGTAAAGTTAAGAAATGGAAAAATTGGGATTGTGTTAGGAAATAAGTATTCTGATAATCATCTTGCCATTTACACTAACAGTTCTGCGTGTGGGGTGTCATGTAATAGGTATTTAAGTAATTATGAATTGAATAGGTATAATGATGATGATCGCGGCCTTGACATAATTAAAGTATGGAAGTCAAATTATGAAAACCAATATGATTTAATTGATGAATTCTATACAAAAAATCAGGCTCCAACATATATGTCCCCTGATTGGGAAGAACCTACTACAATGACCATAAAGGAAATTGAAAAAATTATTGGTCATCCGTTCACGGTCATTGAGGAAGAGGTGGACGAAGATGAGTGAAACACTGTCATTTGCAGGATGGACGCCGAGTAGCCCAGAACAAATCATCTCATGGAAAGAAAAATTCGATGAGATATATAACGATGAAGGTCAGTTAACATTACTGTCAAAAGAAATCTATCAGGCAGAAGTAGATGAAGATATGCCGGCTTTCGAATATCGCTATATTATTAAAGCAATGGATCTGCAGGCGTTTGGATCAGATCAGAAAACAATTTGTTTTCGCTTATACCTCTGTCCCTTACGTAAGTATTGGAAATCAGAAGTATTAAAGGATCTTTCAGAAGACGACAATGAAGATTGGTTCTTTGAGGATGCGGTAGATTCCGGAATTCTCCCATATCTAGGAGAAAAATATTTAGATTATTCAGATGACGATGTACCGCCGGATGAGAACGGTAATAAATGGTATGATTACTTTTATCATATCACAAATTGGACTAAGGCAAATGAAATGCTAAACATTATTGCAACAGTCCTTCTTCCAATAGACAGAACTCGCGGTCACGGTCTTGACCAGATATGGAACCAACTGGGGAACACTGGTTGGGATTTGCTCGAATACATTCTAAATGGGAAAGATTGGGTTAATACAGCGTTATTAAGATATAAATAACTACAATAATTAACTTTACATGACGGAAAAAGAATGATATTATTGATTATAACAAGCTTAATTAACTATGTGCAAGGAGAAAAAATGAAAAGAATTAAGACCAAAGCAGTCCGTAGCCAGAGAATTGCATGGCTATTACGGAAAGAAGGATTTAAGATCATCGACGTAACACCAAACAGACGACGACCGAATCTGGATGTCTATATATTTGAAGCGACACCGGAGTTATGCACAGCTCTTGATACACACATCCAGAATAAAGACAACAGAAGAGACAACTAAGAAAGCAAATCGGAGGAAAAATCATGAGTGAAAAAGTATTTGACCGAGGTAAATGTTTTACCTTTTTTGCTTCGTATAGGAAACAGGGCGAAAGAATAAAAGAAATTCTTGGGCCGGAGAAAGCTCTGGAATATTATGAAGCGGTCATAGATTACGGTTTATACGCTAAGCCGATAGATAAAGAACTTCTATTATATATAGGAGATACCTTGCTTGAGACGATAGATTCATCACAAGAGAAGCGGTCACGAGCGTTCGGTGAGAACATGACCGTCACCCGGTCAATCTTAGAAACCGTGCGTGACCACCCGGAATACTCACAAAATCAAGTAGCTCAAGAACTGCAAATTAGTAAAGGCAAAGTAAATAAAGTGCTCACAAAGTACAGGGATGGTGAATACGCAGATTTGGTTGACTTTAACTTAACCATAAATAAGATTGAATATGATCCTACTGGTCAAGTAATATGGCCATCTGGTTCCGGTACTGGTACTAATTATAATACTAATAATAATTATAATAATAATAGTACCGACCGGTACCGTGACCACCAGCGTGACCGCTTGGATGGTCTGGTAGCCGGATCGCTCGTAGAGGTCGCTGGCGCTCCAGAGGACGTCGCTTCCGCTCCTAACTCCGCTGACGCTGCGCGCTTACGCTTGCCGGATGATTTGCCGGAAGAGATTCGTAATATAAAGTTCGAAGCGAAAATAAATAACAAATCTATGTTAGAAATGATGGATCGTTATTATCGTGAGTATTTGGATGATGGTGAGACTCATGAAGATATTAGAGATAAACTTATCAAAAAGTTTACTACCGGATTCTATTGCGGTGACAAGGATAAAGTTACTGCTTATGCAGAGTTCTTGATGGAACATTATAATATCGCATAAAAATAAGGAGAGATAAGTATGAGATTTTTAAATGTTAAAACAAGCTATTCAGTATACAAGAATTGTATGCTGCGTTTAGGAAAATATATGATGGATGAA